ACCCTGACCTTGTTAAAGGTAAAGTTGTCTATGATATTGGCACTGGACAAGGCACTGTAGCCATTGCAGCAAAGAAGGCTGGTGCAAAAATTTCCATTGGTCTAGATACATGCGTGTATAGTGATTTTGTTTTGTCTACCAACAGTAGCGAAAACGAGGTGGCGACTATTGGATATAACATCGACCTATTTAGGGCTAAGATAGCTGAGCAATCGATAATTTTTGCATCCGATCTTGTTTATGGTCAACAAACAAGCGAGGCTCTTTTAGACAAGTTAGCTGACCTAGGCCAGACATCTACTGTTATCATTGCTCAATCTGGTCGTCAGAATCCACCATATGAAATCAAGCACGAAGCATTCCATCATCTCATGTCTTACGATGTTCCATGCTTCACGCCAGGCCTAGAAACCATCGAAACCATGCCAGTTTCCCTATGGACTACTAACTCCTTGATTCTACAGGGATCGTAACTTACTGATTCTACAGGGATTTTAAAAACACGTATAACTCCTTGATTCTAAAGGAGCTATTGCTGTTGCATCTATTGACCAACAGTGTATAATGGACGGCATGGAAAGCAAACAACAAGTACGAATCGGTGACGTTGTCAAGAGCCTTGACTTCGTTGGTGTCAACAGCTGCTACTACGTTGGTCTCGTTACGAGCATCGACGAGAACGATGGCACGTTCCGTGCCAAGACGATCAAGCGAGTTTGGGAAGGTCAGGCTGACGCGAAGCCGCTCTCTGACTACTTCACTGCTCCTCTTCCTGGCAATCATTTCTTCGATGACCTTGCTGAAACGAAAGGTCACGAGATGCGAGTTCAGGTGGTTGCCTAATGAACACCGCTCAAACTATTCTCTCTCAGATCAAGACGATTGACGCTTGGGCGCTCAGCGCTTGGGGTGCGAAGGACTTTGTGGCGATGGAAGATGGCTTGAAGTTCAAAACTTCTGGCATGACACCTTGGAAGGGCCACGTGTACGTTAAATACAATCCTGTCCCCGATCTCTATGAGGTTCAGTTCTTCCGTCTGCGCAAGTCGCAAATTAAGATGGACAAGGTTGTCGAGGACGTCTATGCTTTTGACCTTGTTAGCGTGATTGATAAGTTCGTAGGCTAAGATGCAGATCCCTTCTATAGGTTCTCTCGTTAAGGTAACGACTCGGTATCCGAGCAACGTTGTTGGACGTGAGTGGGACGACACGACCCATACAGGTAAGGTAGTACCGATTCCTGTTTACTGGAAGAACGAGGTCGGTAATACATTTGCTGTCGAGACTGGTCGTTCTTATCATCCTATTTCGCTCATCTACACTCATAGGGTCATTGACCTTCAGATCATTGAGGGTAAGGCTCTTAACAAGACTGAATTTAGCAAATTACTAACTATTGAATGCACTGTTGCCGGCAGTAAGGGTAACGTGTATAATGTAATGTCCAAGGGTGGGAAATGGTCCTGCACTTGCACAGGTTTTGAATTCCGTAATCAATGTAAACATATCGCACAGGTAAAGACAAAAATTTATGGCAAAGCAGCGTAACGATTCTCTTGCTCGAGCCCTCGGCCAAGAACCGACGTTCACTGAACCTACTAAGTTGAACCTCGTTGAGGCTCTCAATTGGTATAACTATAACAGCGAGGATGCTGACTATAAGACTTGGTTGAGGCAGTATCTTACTCAACAGAAGTCGTTCTCTAAGAGCGACATTGCTAAGGCCACTAGTGGTGACATTCCTCGGGCCATTGCGGCGATCGCCCGAATGGAATCTCGTGGTGTTGTTACTGGCGAGTCTGCTCGACTCGTTGAGTTTGTAACAAACGCTATTGCGACATCTACTCATGTTGAAGAGGAAGATGTTGAGCCAACTAACGTCATTTCGATTCGAGACAGGTTGAAAGAGTCTTGCACACCGTATGTCACTTGGATCGATGAACAGATTGATAACTTCATTTCAGGTAAGCCATATGACAGTAATGTCTACGACTACTTGAATGGTCAAGGCTGTAAGGGTGCTCATGCTCGTATCATTCGTGAGGCCTTTCAATTTAACTTCGATGAGATGGCTCGTCTGAAGGATGGTGATCCAGCCGTTGTCGAATGTTATGAGGCCTATGGTAAGAAGACTATCAAGGTCCTTGTTGCATTCTATGAGAAGTTGGAGGCTGATCTTGCTCAGCTTGAGCAAACTAAGAAGGCTGCTCGAGTCCGTAAGGTTCGGAAGCCTAACGTCGAGAAGATGCTCTCTAAGGTCAAGTACCTGAAAGAGTCAAGTGAGTTTAAGGTTGGTTCAATTCATCCTCAGAAGGTTCTTGGCTCTGAGCAGCTTTGGGTCTTCAATACTAAGACTCGTCAGCTTGGTCGCTATGTTGGTAGCAACATTCAGTTCAAGCGTTCATCACTTGTTAATGTCGACCTTGATCAATGTGTTGCCAAGAAGCTTCGGAAGCCTGAAGAGTTTCTCAAGGTTGTAATGAATGCTTCGAAGCCTCAGCTCAACAAGCAGTTTGATTCAATTAAGGCTGTTGCTAAGCCGATGAATGGTCGACTGAATGAGTTCACTATCCTCCTGAGGGTGTGGTAATGAAGCGAGTCCTAATTGTTCTCCTCATCATTGCTCTTACTCCTTGGGTTCTTGGTTTTATTATAGGGTTTGCACATGGCTTCTAATACGTATTCCGTTTTTGTTAAGAACGCTGATGGTGGCATCATTGAGTTCTTCGATCTTAGTAAGATGGAGGCTCTGAATCTCGTGAAAGAGATGAAAGAGGATGGGTTCACTGAACTCGATATGGTTCCTACTTATAACACTCCTTTGTTCACTGACACATTAGTCGCCAAGGAAGAGGAAGATGGAATCCTCGAATAACGACAATGTCGTTAGTATGGCAGAGTTTCGATTAAAGAAACAAGTGCCAAAGCAGAAGATGACAAAGCATCTAGAGAGCTTTGTTGAACATTACCATGAGGCTGGCCCAGAAGCAATGGATGTGTTCAATAAGTCGATGATGTTGCTCAGAGCATATGGATTTGAGACCGAAGACTTTGACCGAAGGGATGTTCTTCTGTTGAGGGAAGCCATCTTTTCCATTATACTACGGTACAGAGAGGCACACCATCCTCTGCATACATTTGTAGATGATTTTGATAAATACTTTAGTAGAATTGAATATTTTTTGGATTCCGAATGGCAACATGCCGATGAGGATCCTGATGACGAAGGACCAGAAACAGCATGATACTTGTTGACCTAAACCAGGTAATGATTTCAAATTTAATGATGCAACTTGGTAACCATACGGATGCCAAGATTGAAGAGGGCCTTGTTAGACACATGGTCCTAAACGCTATACGTTCCTACAAACAAAAGTTTGGTGAGGAGTATGGTGAGATCGTTATTGCATGTGATGATAAGAACTATTGGCGTAGAAAGATCTACCCATACTATAAGGCCAACCGAAAGAAGGCTAGAGAGGAATCGGAAATTGATTGGACTTCGATCTTCGAATGCTTCAATAAGATCCGAGAGGAACTAAAAGAATACTTTCCGTATAGAGTACTGAAAGTAGAAACAGCAGAAGCAGATGACATCATCTCAACACTTGTCCACCACAATGGTGCATTGCTAATGACAGGCAATGCCGAAAAGATTCTTATCCTTTCAGGTGATAAGGACTTCATCCAGCTTCAGAAGTTTGTTAACGTGAGACAGTATGATCCTGTCCGTAAGAAGTTCATCTCCCACAACAACCCTGATGTCTACTTAAAGGAACATATCCTCAAGGGTGACTCTGGTGATGGTGTTCCTAACTTCCTATCTCCTGATGATGTCTTCATCTCAGGTGGTCGTCAAAAGCCAGTCCGCCAAAAGAGTCTCGACAAGTGGGTCACCCAAACTCCAGAAGAGTTTTGTGACCAGAATATGCTTCGTGGCTATAAGAGAAATGAAGCGCTTGTTGACCTATCTAAAATTCCAGTTGATGTATATAATACTATCCTCTCACAATATAACGAGCAGGAAGGTAAGAAGAAAGGCGATTTGTTTAACTACTTTATCAAGTTTAAGCTAAAGAATTTGATGGAACATATTGGAGAATTCTAATGAATAGTAATGTATGTGATGTATTTGAGATTGCTAACCGCTATAAGACAAAGCAAGAGAGAGCTGATGTCCTAAAGGCAAATGATTCGTTTGCTCTGAAGAGTGTTCTTCAGTTAGCATTCCATCCTAATGTTGTTGCAGCACTACCAGAGGGTGCTCCTCCGTATAAGAAAGTTGACCCAGTCCAGAATGACTACCATCGTGGATACCTCCACGCCGAGTCTCGCAAGTTTGGTTACCTAGTTGAGCAGCCAGGCCAGAACTTAAATAGAATGAAGAGAGAGAACATCTTTATTACTATTCTCGAATCACTTCCAGGTCCTGAAGCAGATATGTTAATTGCTGCTAAGGATAAGAAACTGCATAAGCTGTATAAGGGAATCACAGCTGATGTTGCTAAGTTAGCATTCCCTGATATCCT